ATTGTGGGTTGAGATAATCTGCCTCATCGAGGATGACAACTTTGTAGCCGCCAGATAGCGACACTGATGATGCAAACTGCTTAATCTTGCCACGCAATGTATCAATGTTACCTTCTTCAGAACCGTTGATAACAATGTAGTCTAGACCAAGTTCGTTACAAATAGCACGAGCCACTGTAGTCTTACCAAGACCAGCAGTGCCAGAGAAAATCATATTAGGAACTTCACCAGAGTCTACAATGTTCTGAAATACTTTCTTCAGGTCGTCTGGTAAAATTGTGTCTTTGATAGTTTGAGGTCGATACTTCTCAACGAAGAGGAATTCTTTTGACATGAGGTCTCCATAATAAAAAACAAGTATATCATATTATATACTGTAAGTCAATAAAAAAGTGGGGCGAGCGGAAAGGAGACGCTCACCCCACCCATAAGTCGGCGGAAAGGAAACGCTCAGACTTATTCTTCGATACTTTGTTCTGACTGATACTCTTCGCAGATTTGAACAATCTGAACAGCCTGGTCACGAAGTTGACCAATTGTCGATAGTTCTTCTCCTTTGAAGCCGCCGCGTTGAACGACAGTATCAATAACAGCCACAGTTGAACGAGCAACGCGATTGCCAAGTTCATAAATTGCGGTGTGGTCTTCTTCTTTTTCAGCTTTAGCCATAATATTATGCTCCGTAAGTTGATGATTTTTCTACAGCGATGAAATATTCAATAGTAGATTGTTTACCTTTAAAGTGTGAAATTAGTTTAGATGAAATTTCAACATCGTAGTCTTCGCTCACAACTTTAATATTGTTCACGTTCAGAATAAAGTTAAAGTCAACTCCTTCTGGATAGACACCCTCAACATCAATCGAGAATGTATTTGATGTCGCATCTTCACTATCAACAACAGAGATTTTTACAGCACCTTGAGTAGGTGTAATCGCAATCTCGTCATGACCAAGAGCAGACGCGGCTTTCTTCACTTTATCAAGTGTAGCACTATCTAGCGTAAATTTAACTTCAGCTTCAGGCATGTTGATAGCATTACCTGGCGATGTCAGCATCTCAGGATCCGAGAAGTGATACTTAACAGCAGAGCGACCAGTCTTGTCAGTAACAACAACATAATCTTTCTCGAACTTGAGACGAGGCTCATCGACAAGATTGATGACATTCAGAAACTCGTTCAAGTCATAGATGCCAAACTTCTGAGGGAATGCTTCATGTAATTCTGTTGTAGACAAGACGTTACGGGCGACTGAAATAGTCTTGAGAGTATTGCCTTCGTTGAACACAATGTTCGGGTTGATTGAGGCATAGTTCCTCAATACGTTGATTGTAGTATCTGTAAGTTGCATGATATAATCCTTTTCTAAACTTATAAATGTATGATAACACAATGTGCGGTTAAAGTCAAGCCTTTATTTTACTAAAGTTCTTTTCTTTTGTGAACTCAATCTTACGAGCAAAGGCTACATCTTCGAGTTCAGACTTATGCGAGATAATAAAGACATTAGTGTCTTCGGCGACACTTGAGATAATCTTCATCAGGTTCTCAATACCTTCTTCATCGAGTGACGAGTCAAATGTCTCGTCAAGTATAAGAAGATTGGTAGCAACACTATTCTTCATCTTAGCAATCTGACGCCAAGTGAATAGTAATGACAAGTCAATGCGTTGCTTCTCACCCTCAGAGAATGAGTCGTATGAGAATGCATCACGATGGCGTGAGCGAATAGTCTCACTGAAACTTTCGTCGAGATTGAAGTGGACAAAGAAGTCCAGAATCTGTAGATACTCATTAGTCAGTTTGTTGATGACTGGAAGATACTGCTTGATAATCTTAGTCTTAATACCAGTATCTTTGAGTAGTTCACTCTTGACGACATTATAATTGTTCTGCTCAGTTAGCCTATACTTCTCGTCTTGCAGTCCCTCTTTCTCTACACGGAGTGTTTCCAGTTCAGTATTCGCTTCACTGAGGTCACCTCTCTGTTCAGACAATACAGTGAGTTCAGCGTTAATGACATCCATGGTTCTGTTAATTGACCCAATCTCTTGAGTGTTAGCATTGACCTTTGATTGCCACTCCCGTATACTTTCCATCTTTGTCTGCAACTCTTCTTGTTGCGTGATTAGAGTTTCTCTTTGCATTTTGCCCATCTCAAGGGCTGTCTTGATTGTACCTGCTTTAGTCTTACACGATTCGAGATGATAGTTCTTCGTTGTCTCATCAATGTCTTGTTCACACGTTGGACACGTATCGTTCTCTTCGAAAAACTTCGCCTGCTTGACAACTTCTTTTTGTTGCGTTTTGAACTGCGCCATGTATTTGTCAATGGAGGTAATATCTGAAGATACCTTAGTTGCTCCCTCGTTGATACTTGGGGATTTCTCAGTGATTTCATTTGTCAGTTCCTCATTCTTCTCGTTCAAGATACGAATGTCTTCCTGCAAAGATTTGATAGTGTCGAGTTTTTCTTTTTTCGCTTGTGCGGTTATTGAACTCAGGTCTCGGAGATACTTCTTCTGTGCATTGATTTTGGTTTCAACCATACTCAACTGATGACCGTTATCACTCATCTTGTCTTTGAGGATAGACATTCTCTCTTTCAACAGTCCATTCATTTTACTGAACATGTTGATGTCAAGTAGGTCTTCAATCACTTCACGCCTTGCTTGAGAGGAGAGTTGCATGAATGGCACGAAGGATGAAGACCCCAAGACCACAATCTGATGAAAAGATTTGTGGTTCAACTTAACGATGTTTTTCTCAAGCGTAGACTGATAATCTTTTGCATGAGAGTCTTGGTTCATAAGATTGCCGTCAATCCAGATTTCAAACTTATTAGGTTTGATACCACGGATAACTTTATACTTTTTTGAACCGATACGAAACTCAACCTCTACCAAGGTACCCTTACCATTGATAGTATTCACCAGTTGAGTCTTCGATATCTTACGGTGCGGTTTACCAAATAGACCAAAGGAGAGAGCGTCTAACATGGTAGATTTACCCGCACCGTTACTGCCGACAATCAGAGTTGTCGGAGTTTCTTCAAAACTAATCTCGGTAAAGTTATTACCTGTCGATAAGAAGTTTTTAAATCTAAGTTTTTCGAAATAAATCATGTAGTCATTATATCAAATATAAACGGTGAAGTCAAGCAGTTTCTTCGTCCTCTACTGCTCCACACCAATCACACTCAACACCTTTCTCAAATCCAATCTTGCCGCCATGCACTGGACATACATGCTCCCAGAAACCTTCCTTGGGCGCAAAGCCATCATCAAATCCTAATCCCATTATACAATCTCCATCGTTTGCGCTTCTATCATCAACTCAGAGACCTCATGCTTGATGCGGTCTTTATCTAAGTCTGTATTCACTGCATCTATATAGTTATACACGATTGTCTCTGTATCGTCAAGTGAAATCTGTTCATCACCGACATTCTCTCCAATAAACTCTTTGAAGTCTTCTGCAATCTTGAGTTCGTGTATTCTCTGTGCTTGCACACGGTCGATGAAACGCTCGAACTCGTAGTGGTCACCCTTGTTGTTCACAATTACTTTGACGAACTTATTATCAAGATAAGATAAGTCTTGGAACTTATTCATGTTATCATGGTCGTAATAAATCTTCTCGTAAATAGTGATTGGATTTCTAACTGCTGTAATCTCACGAGTCTCAGTATCTAGCACATGAAAATATTTTGGGTCATTACAATCGTTCCAAAAGAACTCCATCTGACTACCAAGATAATGAACATTGCCCATATGAGACTTAGCATGAAAATGACCAGATAATACCATCTCGAAACGAGAGAACAAGTCAGGAGACATTCCATCATGACAAGGCATACCACGTTGCATTTCAAAGCCAGCGAGTTCAAGGTGAGCGCCAATGACATCGACCTTACAGTTGTTAATAAACTCTAAGGACTCTTTCTCGTTCTCGTCATTAATCCACGGGACAAGACCCATCTTCATGCCATCGTAGTCAACAACTCTTGGTTCAAGAATAAGGTTGACCTCATTCATATAGTGACCCTGCAACTCTTTCAGTGCATTGAGTTCGTTGGTGTTCTTGTAGTATACATCATGATTACCAGGAATAATATCCATGGTAATACCATGCTTACGCATAGGCTCAAGAAAGATTTTACGATTGTGATGTAGTGACTTGAAGTTGATTGTCTTACGATTGTCGTAATAATCACCCAAGTGCAGAATGTGTTTGATGTCATTCTCTAACAGATATGGAAAGAACACCTCAGAGTAGAAGCGTTCTTGGTAGTCCATAAAGATGTCAGAAGAATTGCGGATACCACAATGGGTATCGTTTAAAATGGCAACTAGCATTAGACGTTATCCGGAGTCTTTGCTCTACGCATGGCTTCTGCCATAGTAAGTTTTGACGGACTATTATTCTGTAGTTTGATTGCCTTCTTACGCAATTTACGAATTTGAGTTTGTTTTGCTTTGTCCATTAGTAATCCAGTCTCCTCGCCTCAATGATACTTCGGCTATCTTCTATCCATGCTTGAATTGTTTTATTATCTTTATAGAACTCACGCTTCTCAGGTGTATCATAATTGTCTACGACCCATTGTGCTTGTTCTACAGTTTTTCCATGATATGATAAATTTTTCATTCTTTTATTATACCACAATTCCAGTAAAAAGTCAAGAGATAAAATCACTCAAGTCAGAGTCAACATTGACTGCTCGACGTTTGCGTTCTTTCTTGACAACCTCTTTCCAGAAGGAGTCTTTCTCTTTGACTTCATCAATCTTAGAGCGAAGCGAGTCAACAAAGGCTGCCGCGACATTTGCAGACTGTGCATCGCCGAGTTCATTATCAAGAAAGTTCTCAATGCCTGACTGCTCAATATATCTCATCTTAATATCTTGTTGCTTCTTCTCACGCTCGATGCGGCGTAGAAATGCATACCACGAAATCTGTGTGAAGTATGCAAACGCATTTGGTTTCCCTGTGCGTGTCGCCGCTTCGATATCATAGTTCTCTACAGCTTTCAAACAGTTCTCAACAGCATCCATTACCATCTCGTCACGATACGAATAGCGCACGAAATTAGACTTGTGGGAGAGTCCTTCACAAATCTTAAGGAAACACATAGCGATATAATCAGGCACTTTAGGCAACGGCTCCTGTGTCTTCTTGGCTTCATTCAATACTACTACATAGTCTACAATTGCTTGCGAGAACTGTGCATTATTTACATAGTGTGGTTTATCTTGTGGTTTTATTTTACTCATCACTAACTTTCATTTTGTTTCTCAGTTGACTGCTTGCAAACCGATGATGTCTACTATTATAATATATTTCAATGCCATTGTCAAGACAATACTGCTTTCCTGTATAATCTTTTTCACGATACTCGTCACCGATGATACGAACATTGAAGTCTAACAACTGCATCAAGTCTAGTAAATCTTCTTCTGTCTCGTATGGAATAATCTCATCGATATATTTACATCCGCTCAGTTGTATATATCGCTCTACTACCGACTGGAGTGGTGCGTTCTTTTCTGGTCTATCAATCTGCGGATTTGTTTGAAGAGCCGCAATGAGATAGTCACATTGCTTCTTGGCTTCTTCGAGCATTGCTACATGTCCTGCATGAAATAAATCGAATGCTGAACAGGTTAAACCTTTTTTTAAATTAGTGCTTGACATATTATGAAATCCATGATATAATTAAAGAGTTCTTTGAGGGCAGGTAGAATACTACTTTTTCTTTCCTTGAATACCATCGACATACAACCATGATTTAGGATTGAATGTCGTAGCATATTTAGTTTGAAAGTATCTGTCGTTCTTATCGTCAGTAACATTTCTGTCTGGAATTATTGCATCTACACTACCTGCAAATCCATATCTAATGTCACTTGTCTTGGCTGTATGCTTTGTGTATCCAGGAAACATGACAATCATACCTCGTTCGGGATATACACTGTAATTATCCATATCGTTGAACACTAAAGGGTCAACTGCATCCATATAATAGACAAATGAGAGAAAGTGCGGCCAGTGAGTGTGCGTTCTTGCATCGTGATTGTCGCCTAAAATTTTATAACCCCACATCTCAGTCATATAGAACTCATCACAATTATTAAAACCCAAAGCCCTTCTGTCATTCTGAACATATGTGCGAACATACTCTCTCGCCATCTCAAGTGCTTTGTCATGAATTGGCTTTGTTTCAGGAAAGTTCTTATACATTCTTTCGTGTGTTGTATATGCTGTAGAGTTGCCAACTGAATTTGCATATCTGTCAATGATTGCCATCAGATGTTCGTTATCAATATCATCCTCAGAGATATGGTCAATCATAACCAGTTCATCAAATTTAGATTCATGCCACATACTGAAGACTTCCTGCTAATACATATCTAGTGTTACTCGTAGCGACCTTTACTTGATGAAATACATTACCTCGGAACATAAGCATGAGTCCTGGTTCAGGTTTTACCTCAAGGTCAAGATATGGGAAATAGATAGGGTCTGACGCATCCATATAATAAACGAAAGTCAGCATGTGCGGCCAATGATTATGAGGCACACCTTCAAAGCCATCTACAATCTTATAACCCCACAGTTTATGAACAGCAAGTTTACTACCTTCACGATTTGCATATGGCGGAACATTCTCAATCTTATTGACGACAGCATGACCAGAATCTTCCCAGTGCTTGAAGTAAGTCTCAAGCCACTTATGTCCCATCTCAACTGCGGCATCACAAACACTCTTGGTCGTAGATGCATGTGCTATGTGCAAGTCGTCATTTGTGATGTGATTGTTACCAAATTTAGGGTTCTTCTTCACATTACAAGAAATATTATCTAGAAGAACAATCAACGCATCATCGTCATAGAGATTGACATTCTCTTTTAAAATCAGTTCTTTTTCATTACAATTATAAAACATTATACAATAGACTTATCGTTTAGAAACTTCTTAGGAAAGAAATCGTTTTGATTAGACACTTTATGTCCTGTAGCAAAAGACTTATCGAAGTTCAATGAGCCTGAAACTAAGTATCTGTGTGTCGTAGGATTATCTGCCTCGTGATTTAAATGTCCGCGCCACAGATACATATCGCCTGCTTTTGGATATATGTAGTGGTCAAGTTCAGCAAAGTATAGTGGGTCACAATCGTCAAAGTAATATGCGAACACGAAGTCTGCCGGCCAATGTTCATGCTTTCCTAGACCTTCGCCTGGATAGATATGAAAGCCCCACATGCTTGTTAATTTTACTTGAAGAACATCAAGTGGCGTAAACTGCTTACAGTAGTTCTCTTGAGCCGCATAGAATTCTTTGCCCCATTGCTTAGTGAGTGCTTCTGCGGCTTCGACAATAGGTTGTGTCTGCTCGAAATTTTCGTGAAGTCTATCATGAGTCGCAATGCTCTGTTTGTCGGGATTTGGTTTATGTCCCCACTTATCGATAACCATAATCAAGAAATCGTCATTTGGACAATCTACTGTTGTATGAACAATACATTCAGGTCCTGCTGAATAATCAAGTATCAATGTATAGTCCTCTTGCCTGGGTCAAACTTTAGAATATTGTTATCTCCACTATCACCCTCCATTTGAGAGAGAACTTCTTTTTCTTCTTTAGAGGCTTGTTTCAGAAACTCTTGCATCTTCTCTGTCATCGTCTGTGTTTTTTCGCCAGTCGTTTCTTCGTGTTCTTTCATGCGCTCATCATATGATAAAGCCATTTCGTCAACTGCTTCCTTCCATTGCTTCACTAACGGCGGTGCTGGTTCAACAATACCTACAACGTGCTGACCATTTAGAATAACGAACTCATCAGGATTCTCGGCATAGACCAGCCATGGTCGAAATGCATAATAACGAACACCTGTTTCCATTTCACCCAAAGAGAGTCTCATTGGTTTTCGAATAACAAGTTCGAGTTCTTCTTCGTTATGCCATTGAACAATCTCGCAAACAATCTCTTCACCACTTGCCAGTTTAAACTGTCTTAATTCATATTGATTACTCACGACCTTTTCTCCAGTCTTGTTCTAGTTTCATCTTCTTGTATTTAGCGATGTGCTTAATGATTGGTTTATGGTCTTTCTTCTTAGGATTATTGTGAAAATACTTTCTAATCTCTGTGTCACGATTCTTACCATAGTCTGTAGCAAGTGGTACATGAATACGAAAGCATGTTTCTGTCTGCGCTCCTAAATCTGCTCGTTGTCTTAAAAATTCACCGCCCCATTCAATGACATCAATCATATCGTATTCGTCAGATGGATGTCTCCATAGAGTTCCATCGTTTAGATAATCTCTGTTTCTAAATCTTCGATTCATGCTGAACCAGAATTTAGT